AAATGCCACAGTGTTAACATAGCGAAGACGATAACTAGCACCAGGTTGAATACCAATAGGAGCACTACCAGCACTACCTTGATACATATTCTCCATGAGAGATGCTAACAGAACACTAGCATCAGGAGTCGTATCATTGAAGTTAGCTCCAGGACCAGAACGGAACAGGAGAGTAGATGCAAATTGATCGCCAGTTAATACAGCTGCACCGGCGGTAGCATTAGCATCTTGAATCTCCATATTGTCCGGAAGATCGCCTTGTTGCCCTTGGCGTTGTAAGCCATTGTGCATCACGAGAGGTTTAACTAAACTCATAAATCACCTTTAAATGGTTTGAATCGAAGATAGAACTTAGATCGGTTCATTTTCCCAGTCAAATTGGATACCAGTCTTTTCAATAGTAGGCTTCTTAGTTTGCTGGTTAACTTCTAATCCTGCAAACGATGCTGCCTTCTTTGCAAAGTTGCCCATGTATTGACGAGTATATTCCCGAATCTCTTGAGGGGTAGCATTGGGAAATTTGATCGCAGCTTGTTGTTCAAATGCGGCAAGCACAGGAGCAACACTAGGATCAGCAAATAGAGGATTGTCCTCTCGTAGCGCATTGGAAACAGTATGAGACCTAACCATTCCAGGAAGCTCAGAAGCAATCCTCTGTCCGGAAGACCTCAAACCACTTTCCGTAACCTTAGCACTGGCGATGACAGCATTGCGCATAACTTGCTGACCAACACTGTTCATCATCGCAATCATTGCAGATACTGCTTCTTCACCGCCAGCCGAAACTTTCTTAGCTAATTCAGGAGAGATTCCATTCGTGAAATTCATCGTCCCTACAGTTTCAGTAACTTTCTTGGGATCAAAGTTGAAATCGAATTGTCCTAAATCTTGCGGGACGGTATCTTTCTTAGGATCAATATTCCAGAAGTCCTTAAACAGTTCCTCAGGGGATTGCTCTTTAGGTGCCTGTTCTTGAGTATTTTGGGGATTACCTTGCCCACCTTGAGGATTCAGCTGTGCAGATTGTTGTTGCTGTTGTTGCTGCAAATTAGGATTCTGAGGCTGTCCATTCTGGTTGAGTTGTACAGACTGTGGCGCAGGAGTTGCGCGAAACATATTCATAACATTGGTCATATTTAAAGCCATGAGATTCTCCTGATGATTTAGAAAGGTTAAGAGATTTGGTCTGATTCAAGACCAGAGACTAGAGAGGAATGAGTATCTAAGAGAAACTGAAAGGCACGCATAGCACCTTTAATCTCAGCTTCTTCTTGAATGAATTTCATTACAGCTTGTGGATCAGATGCATCTACATCAATATTATTCCTCCGATTTTGTTCAAACCATAGTTGATTCTCAATGTGACGAATATTACCTTCACTCAAGAGTTGTGCAGATTTCTCTTCTGCAGGAGTCTCGAATTGATACCTACGATGATAATGAATTAGCTTAGCCATTTTGAGTTGCTCCAGGTTGAGGTTGTGATTGAGGTTGTGACTGAGAAGGATTATTAGATGGTGCAGCACCAGTACTCTGTGCAGTCTGATTCAACAATTGTTGCACTTGGTCCATTACAGTACTGGTGGGATTCAGATTCACATTAACTTGTGAGGAACCAGGAACATAACCAAAATCAGCCGGCTTAGGTTGAGGAGGTAAAGATTTCTGGAACTCTTGCATAAGTTGAGGAATCTGCTGAGTATCAACTCCTTTAATAGCTCCAACAAATTGTTGAGTTGCCATTTGAACTGCTTGTTGCCACTGTCCACTAGCTTGTTCATAAGCTTGTTGTTGTGGCGATTTCTCAAACGGAGAAAGATCAGCACCCTGAGTTTTCATAAGATATGAGAACAATGGTGCAACATTATAACCTGCAGCAATGGCAGGAGCAGTTCCTAAGACATTGAGAGCATCTTGTAGAACATCACCTGAAATAACTTTCTCAGAAGGAACAAGACCATCAGAGACTTGGAACTGCAATGATGCTTTTCTCAGTTCGACAGGATCAATTGTTACAGGAGCCTTAAGCTCACGAGAATACATTGTTGCAGGAGTCTGCTTTTCTAAGACATTATTCTTTAAACATTCTTTGAGGGGAGTGAATACTTGGCATTCATAGACAAGAGATTTAAGTTGGTCTCGTCCAGTGGAATTAGCCATCGTGTCATCATACTCTCGGCGCGTCTTATTCCCTTTGACAAATTGACCTTGTCGCGCAGGATTCAATCCATTCGTCTTATCAGCCATTTGCATAAGTTGGCCGATTTCAGAGAATAGAATCTGGGACTGGTTATCATTGTAAGGGAACGCATACACAGCTTCTTGTAATGGCTTACCATAAGCGGCAGGCCTAACAGGAATCTTCGCACTCGGATTAGGATTATTAATTTGAGCTTCTGAAACACGGCTGGGATCATAGAGAACTCTATCAGAAATGGCGCGTCTACGAGCATGAATAATAGAATTCATCATCGCAGAAGTTACATTCTGGAAATCTCTAGAGTTCTGTGCAAGAGACTTAGTTTGATAACTCAATCCATCTCTATTGGGAGCACTCATGAATACTGGGAAATTCGTGAATGCATTAGAGACTGGCTGAGCATAAACTAATACTTGATCATTGATCCAGATAAATTTCCAGATTTGAGGAGTATTCTTAGCTGGAACATCAATACCAAAATCAGACGGGATAATGCGTGCATAGACTTTAGTCCTCATGTACACATTACGATAGTTGATCTGTGAACCTTCTGGTTCTAATCCTGCCCAAGCCATCCAGTTAAATTGTCCTAATAGGGCAGGATTAATTAGAGCTGTGGGCGAAATTTGAGGAATATAGTATGTGAGAATACTCGAATCTGCAGACACAGTGATTGCAGGAGTAGGAGATTCAAGAGCACCTTTAATATTCTGGATAAGAGTATTAGGTTCAGTGATGAGAGCTTTCTTGAGTTCTACTCGTGAAATCATCTCAGAGCAACCAATAAACTCACCACGCTTAGAAATATCGGCCGGCTCGTATCTAATATCCCAAAAGGAATTGTAAGGATCCCAACGATTGAGAACATTACCATCCCAAGCAATTGGCATGATCTTAGCAGCATTAGCAGAAGTGGTAACATCAGTACCAAACCCCGGCAACATTTCTCGCTGCCATTCTGCTTCTACAATGCCAAAATTATATTTCTCCCCATCACGGAAGAACATAATTAATTCATCAACCCAACCACCACGAATAGCTTGGTTGTCAAGAATGGTTTCTAACTGTTTAGCAGGTCCCATCAGAGTAGGGTCAGCAACTACTCCAAAGATTGGAACACCAGTCAGGAAGACAGAGGATTGATAAGTTACTGCTGATTCAACTTGAGGAAGAATAACAGGTACTGTGATGTTGCGAAACTTGTTAGAGTCTCCAGCACGGTTGAGAATTCTAGCCTTGATATTTTCATTAGTAAAATCAACCTCCCGCGCATACTCCATATCAATCTGGCGCATGGTTTCACGAATATTAAAATTCTGATAACCCAATTGCTTACATTGCTGGAGATAAAGCTTTAATCTCTCCTGAGAGTCCTGGGAGATTTTAATAGCATTGACAAAAGGATTAACTTGAGGAGTAGGCATTATTTTAGCTCTCAGTGGCTCTCAAAAGGGAGAATTCTCTGTAATAACTTCATGAACATCAGAATCTTGAAGCTGCACAACAGTCTTGTTATAGATGAGAATCCCATAGAGTTCTAACATTTTCGGGCCATATGTAAGAACGTCGAGGGAGTTATCTACGTTATCTTTTTTCAGTGGATTGAATTGAGTGATCTGCAGGAAGATTTGTGAACGAACTCGTGGATGAATCTTAATCTCACCAGTCGGAAGTTGTTTGAACATATTAACAATCCGCTGGGTTTTCTCTCTCATCCCAGAGTTCACTTCTAGAAAATCAAATCCTTCAATCCCAAGTTGTTTAATAGTGAAATCAAACCAATAGAGAAGAGTCTGTTGATAACCTGTTGCTTCAACTCCAATGATCGAACAGTTATTTTCCAGCCCCAGTTTAAGTGCTTTATGAATCGTCTCACCTGGGGATAGACGCTCTTCGATAAGATGAGTTAAGCAGGGATAACCTTCAAATACTTGAAAGAGTCCTATTGCTACTGAATCACTAGTAGCTCTGTTACCTGATGGATCAATAACAATGAACTTACCTAGATCAATATCATCATCTTTATATGTCCAATCAGGAATCTTTGAGAGGTCTACTAGATTATTGATTGCAGCATTCTCATCATTGAGAACTTCTGCATAGAAGATTTCTGGATGGCCTGTTGCTAAGTCGTTTTGAAACTCACGAACAAGCTGCCGAATTGGTTGTAAGTCTTCCCACAGTGAAGTACCATCATGAAGAATGCCACCAACAATATACTTAACCCAGTTAGGATTAAGTTTAAGTTTGCGCAGAAGAGATCCTTTAGTGGGATACATGTTAGCTACGAATACAAAGAGACAGCCCTCAGGACTCTTTGCCTTCATTGCAGTACCAACCATCCACTTTTCAAGCTGGGAAGAAAGAATCTCAGATTCAGAATCTTCTCTAGATTGAATGTCATCAAAGATCATTAGATCAGGGCGGCGATTTTTCTCAGTGATACCGCGGATACCAGTACCAGCACCGGCGGCCTTTAGAATAATATCTCTACCTCTGAATGCGAATACTTTTCTTGTTTGAGTATTCGGCCCCATTCCAATTCGCCAATCTCCAAATGCAGCTTTCACATTAGGTTCATCTAACATGTCTTCTACATCAGAGAGGATAGATTTAGCTTTATCCTCATTCTCACAGATTACTAGAATGAACTGTTTCTTTGTAAAGATAATTGCATAGAGAATGGTTAACTTAATGACAATGGTCTTACCAAAACCACGAGGTAAACCAATGGCGAGTTGTGAGAAATCTCGCGGAAGATATATGTACTCAAGCAGCCATGCCCAGATTGATTTAAATACTGGCGGAAAGAAATACTTGAAAACATTCGGCATGGCTAGTGCCGCTAGAAAATCTAGATTCTGTTTCGCTAATGCATAGACTTGTTGTGAATCAAATGCTGTTTCAACATCTGGATTCACATCTACAGTTTCCTCAGGAGATGATTGATTTTCCTGAACTTGTGACATACACAGTATTAGATGAAATGCTCAACAGTAATGCATTAGCGCGCGCCTTATCCGCAGCAATTGCGGCAGCATTAATTGTGCCAATACTTACATCATTAGAGGCAGGTTTATGTAGATTGAGTTCCTGGCGCAAGGTCTGCTGTGAAGCCACATTCAGCGAGGATGTCTTGTTTTTCGTGTCCTTGAGGTTTGCGCCAGATATCGCCATTAGACTCTTTGACTGTCGCACGTTCAAGTTGTCTAAAAGCCCGCCACTCTCTTGAGTTGTGCTTCGCGTCTGGGGCAACAAGAGTGCCGGGACTTTGTTTTGAAGAATGGTCATTTAAGAGCCTCTGCATACTTCCAGATTGAATAGTTACTAGAGATTGGTGAGAATCTTCTGTTCCAGCTTCTACAACTTGATTAGCTGCGTTGACTGCGAATCTGTTAACTACTTGGACTGGAATGTTAAGAGTAATAGTTTGCCTTTGTGCAGTGATCGAATCAGGAGAAGATGCGCCGCGACGTTTAGCAGAGTTGATGACTTGAAGAATTCTAGCGATTTCCATCGGCCTCATTGCTAATGGAATCACCTGTTTAAGTTGTGCAATGAGCTGTTTCTCTAGAGCATCATAAGCATCATCAGTTTCATTGTGCTTTCTTAATGCAGCGAAACGCCTTTCTGCTAATGCTTTTGCAAACTCAGGCTCATGAATTAACTGAGAAATGCGACCAGCAGATAAACCTAGCGCTGATGCGACTGCTTCTGCTTCAATTCCTGAAGAGAGTAATTCAAGTGCGCGCGCTTCTTCGCCGACAAAGTTGGGATTACTGGGTGCGGTGTTCATGAGGATGAGGATAGAGGAATTTTCGCGCCATGTGTATAGGGATTTCACGCAGTGATCTATATTGAGATGAACCTATTTATAAAAAAATTCTGTAAAATTTTAACTGGGGTCACTATTGAATCTAGAAAAGTTTAGGAAAATTAGAGGGTTAATAGAGGATAGCAGCGCCTCAAAACATTAAAAAAGCCCCTACCCCCTCCCTCAAAATAGAAATGATTCTCATTAGTGTTAGCATTATCATGAGACTGGTAGAGATGAGAATGATTCTCACTTGCATTGATGGGGATCATGTAGTACAATAGTAGTATTGTGAGTGAAGATGACAATAATGATAGGTGATGACATTAATGTTAGTGATGAAGTGACAATAATTGTCATGGATGAGGTGAAGTGC